CAAGAAAACTGGAACAGGGCAATTCAAAACCGATTACAAGGTAGAGCACTTTCTAGGATTCTTAATTCAATTAAAAAGAAAAATGAGTGACTCAATAAAACTAAGACGATTAAAAGAAATAAGACGTAAGAATTTAGAAAAGAATCTTTTGGATGTAGAACTAAAAGGTTATGACCATTATATCTTTATCAATGAACGCAACAAAGCTCAAGTTGTTTCAAAACAAGGCGGTTGGGTTACTGAACATATTCGTACGGCAATTTTAAAATTCAATTATGAGATTGATAAGACTGACGGAATGTTAGTTAAAGATTTTGAAAACAAATATCTTAACGAATACGAAAAAACTTTTTCAAAGGATTCTTAGGTTTTACCTTTCTCATCTCTGCTACAACACGATTAGCTTCTAGTTCTATTAATCTATTTAACAAAGAAGCCATAAATATATCTTGGTCAAACTTTTTTCTAACAAGATGAGTACAATATCTTTTTATATTATCTAAATCATTACTTTGCATAATTTCTCTACATTGCATTTCAACCTGTAATTCCATTTCTGGAGGTGCTGGTTCTATATCAATATTGAGAAATTTAGTTATTTTCATTGAAGATTAGTAGTAGAACCTGGGAACATTCTGGCTTCAATAAATTCAACTGCT